CACAACCCTCTACTTGGCCTCTACTTGGTCGTCGTCTGCGGCTATCCCGAGACCACGCCAGCGGCGCCGGCCGTTGGCGGTGTAGTTCTCGTAGCCCTTGTCCTGAAGCGCCTTCGCCAGGGCTGTCTGCGACATCGGCTCTTCGCCTTCGCTGGCCGCCCACGACTCCCAGGCCTTGTACAGCTCGGTCGAGCCGACGTTGCCGTGATTCAAGCAGCGATCGGCGAGGAACCGGCCAAGCGCGTCGGATTCGTCCCGGTAGGCCTGCGTTGCCTTGGTGACCTGATCGGGATCGCGAAGGCCGTGCTCGTGCCAGTCCCGGTAACCCGCAGCCAGCCAGGCGAGTACGCCGTCAAGCTCAAGCGCGAGCCGGTCGCCTAGCTCCTCGTCGCGCTCGTCGTCGGGGATCACCACGTCCCAGGGCACGAGCCGCAGCCGTCGCCATATGCCCTCGTCGGTGCCGCCCACGATCGGCTTGTGGTTGCTCAGCATCAGGAAGGTATGCGACGGGCTGAACTCCCAGAAGTCCTCCCGCATCCGGCGGGCCTTGATCCGGTCGCCGCCGGTCAGCCGCTTGACGGTCCCCTCGGCCAGGCGCCGTCCTTTGTCGCTCTCGTGCAGGATGGCCAACCTGAGCCCGAATAGGTCGGCGGTGCCGGTCGGGTGCGCGTCGAACGTCTTGGCGGTGAGCAACTCGGGGTCGGCTGGCGCGGCGTAGTCGCCGAGCGCGGCCAGGACGGCGGCCGTCAGCGTGCTTTTCCCGTTGGCGCCTTCGCCGTGGAAGATCGGCAGGATATGAGTGACTACCCGGCCTTCGAGCGAGTGGCCGATCAGCCGGGCGAGGTAGGCCCGCATCGCCTGATCGGGCTGGACGCGCTCTAGGAACTTGGTGAACTCAGGGCACGGTGCGGCAGGGTCGAACGCGGCGCCGGTCATCTTGGTCAGCAGCAGCCCGGGATCATGCTTGCCGAGCCTGCCCGTCCGCAAGTCGAGCACGCCGTTGCGGCAGTTGACCAGGTACGGATCGGCATCGAGGTCATCGGGCGTGACCACGATGCCATCCTCGCTGCTGGCCAGCGTCAGCGCGCCCGACACCCCCGCCGACGACTCGCCACGGCGCGCGAGGTTGACCGCGGTCTGACGCTCCTTCTCGCCCTCGATCGCCAGCGCCTCATTAGTGATCACGCGGGCAATGATCTTCATCCACCGGGAGGCCTGCAGGGTTACGTCATGTGACCAGCGCGATCCGTCCCACACGAGCCAGCGGCGCCAGGCCGGCACGTAGCGCAGCCGGTCGCCGTACTTCTCGATCAGGCGCCGCGCGTACCCCAGCTCGGTCCAGGGCTCGCCTGGCTTCGGATCGCGCTCGATCACGTTCTCGTCGTCGTAGTCCTGGCCGTAAAAGCTCACGCGGCAGCACCACCCTGGCGAGACGGCCGGTCGGCAAGCACGATGGCCATAATCTGGCCGTAGCTGCGCTCGGTCGGCTTGACAGCGCGGGCCTGGCGAACGAACTCAGGGTCACGGGACAGCGCGAACAACTCGGACCACCGCTTCCGCCAGTGCGCCCAAGCCTCAGCCCGCTCGAAAGCCAGCGCGGCGGCCAGGCGCCCGTTCACGCGCTCTCTCGCCTCCGGTCCGGCCGGGTCGGCGTGGCTGAGCATGAACTCGCCGGTCCGCTTCCAGTAGGCGTCACGCTCGGCCGCCTCATCCTGGCGGCCCTGGACGTAGCCGAGCCGGAAGCCGCGGACCTCGGCGGCCAGCACGCGGGCCTGCCAGCGGTCGCGCTCGCCGCTCAGCTCGAGGACGCCGTCTCTGTCACCGGCACCTGCTAGCCTTGCCAGCAGCGAGTTCTGTGTGTTGGCGGCGTCCCGTTGGCGAGCGGGGCGCCGTTCGCTTTCAGGCCGCACCGACCCCAGCCTCGCGGCTCGCGATGAAGTCCTGGATGGCGTGCTCGCTGACGCGCCGGGCGCCGTCGATCTTTAGCGACGCGAGTTCCCCGCGTGCGATGAGTTCGTAGATCTTCGTCTTGCCGAGTCCGAGACGGTCGCCGGCCTCCCGAACCTTCAGCAGCTTCCCGCCAGTTTGCGCAGTAGTCATGATCTTGCCTCCAGAGCCATGGTCGCGACTGACGCACTACGAGGGTGCCAGAAAAACCATTACGGCGCAACGCGAACCGCTACGGGTTGCGGCGAACTATGAGAGTGCGTAGTATCCGAGGCGTGGCACCGACTACATACGGCGAGATCCTCGCCAGGAACATCCGGGCAGCTCGCAGGCGAGCGGATATCGAGCAGGAGACTGCGGCGATTCGGATGCGGGCTCTCGGATTCCAGGAGTGGGTTCGTCAGACGGTTTCCAAGGTAGAGCGCGGCGAACGCCGGGTGACCGCCGAAGAGGCATGTGGCCTGGCATACGCGCTGGAAACGACGATCGGACGGCTGATGGCGCCCTTGCAGGAGGACAAGGTCGTTGAATTCCGCGCAGACGGCCCGGCTATCCCCGTTGATTCGGTGCAGCTATCGGTGATCGGCCAGGTTGTCCACGGGGGGTTCCGCTGGGAAGGTGACGAGCCGGTTTTCCTTGCATCGCCGCCGGTTGTCTCCAGCATCGCCGAACTGAAGGCGGCCGGCGAGTGGCCGCCTAGATCGGACGGCTGATATGGCCCGGCGGTCGCGAGGCGACGGGAGCGTGTTCTGGGACGCATCCCGCGGCTGCTGGGTCGGCTGCATCGACGCCGGCCGGGATCCGGTCACAGGGAAGCGCCGCCGACCGAAGGTCAGCGCGGCCACCAAGACCGAGTGCAAGGAGAAGGTTGACGCGCTCAAGGCCGAGCTGGCTCGGACGGGAACCGTAGCGCCCCGGAACACGACCGTAGAGACCTGCATTCGCAACCTGCTGGCCAACCCGCCGAGCAGCTGGCGCTCTCAGCGCACGATCGAGGGCAACACGGTCCACGCCGAGCGGCTGATCAAGGCCATCGGCAAGGTGCGCCTCGTCAAGCTCACGCCAGGCCAGGTGTACGCGGTCCTGTACCAGATGGCGCGAGACGGGTACGCAACGACGACGATCAGCGGAACCAAGGGCGTTCTGGTCCTGGCGATCCGGCGAGCTGAGCAGGACGGGCTAGCTGTCCGCAACGTCGCCATGCTCGCCGACACGCCTCGCGGGACCGTCCGCAAGTCCCAGTCGATGACGGTCGATCAGATCCGCCAGCTGTTCGCATCCGAGTTGAGCGCCTGGTGGCGGGCGTACCTGGTCACCGGGATCCTGTGCGGTCTCCGGCCGGGAGAGCTACTCGGCCTGACATGGGACGACGTCGACTTCAAGGGCGGCGAGATCAAGGTCCGGCACTCTCTGAAGGCCATCCGGGGGGATGACGGTCGGTACGCCCTTCAGCTTGAGGAGCTGAAGACTGAGCGCAGCCGCCGGACTCTGGCCCTGCCCGCCAAGGTTGCCGAGGCCCTGCGGGCTCTCAGAGCCGTTCAGGCGGCGGACAAGCTTCGCCTGGCGTCGGCCTACGATCAGCGCGGCATCGTGTTCTGCGGGAACGCCGGACAGCCCAGGTGGCAGGAAAATGTCAATAAGCAGTTCAAGAAAGTCTGCGGCCGGGCCGGGATCGGCTCTGACTGGCACGCGCACGAGCAGCGCCACACGTTCGTCTCGGTCCTGTCTGACGCCGGCGTCGACATTGAGGCGATCGCCGACGCAGCCGGCCACGCCAACAGCAATACGACTCGCACGGTGTACCGGCACCAGATCGCCGACAAGGTCAGCCGGGCCGCCACCGCGATGGATGACATCTTCGGGAAGGTGAGCGGGTCATGACGAGGCTCATTGGCTCCCGAGTTTGGCTCCCGAGCCCTCAAATCCGCTGTTGCGCCGCAGGTCAGCGCCATGCAGTCGCATGGGCCAGTGTTACCCGATGCCCGGCCGCATGGTTCCGCGAACGTCCGCTGACGTTCGCCGCGCAATTTCCTCTTGACCGTAATGGACCGCCGCGAACCGCCCTAGGTCGTGGCGGTTGGCTCCCGAGTTTGGCTCCCGTAAGTAAAAGGCGGGCCGCCGCATGCGCTCCTAACGCCGGCGACGGCCCTTGGCAACCCATCTCATCTGAGGAGAGGGCAACCCAATGGATAACCGTAACAACCCCGTTCCAGACCGCCTGCCGGTTCCTGAGCCGTTCTGGCTGGCCGCCCCGTGCCCGGAGTGGTGCACCGGCCGTCACGCCAGCCACGACGCCATTGAGGACCGGCGCCACGTCGGCGAGGACCTGACCACGGTCCTGACGGCCGAGGACGGCATGATCACCCCGGGCACGTTCCCGGTGGCCGCTGAGCCGAGGGCCGCCGAGGCTTGCCTGATGCAGCATTACCGCGAGGCCGAGCCCGTGGTGTGGTTCAGCCTCGGCGACAACGCCGGCCAGGAGTTCCGGATGACGCTCGCCGAAGCTGAGCAGGTTGCGGCCGACATGCTGGCGCTGGTCGCCCGGGCCCGCGGCGGTGCCCGGTGATCGGCCCCTTCCGCACCGAGGCGGACACGCGCCCGGTCACCCGCCCGATCTACGCGAGCCAGCGGAGCCTCAAGGAGGGAAACCGCGAGCTGCTCGACCGCGTGATCGTGGCGGCCGGGATCGAGATGGGCGAGTTCGACCACCGGACACTGGACTGGCTGGCGGGCTGGGAGCCGTTCACCGTCGCCGTGGTCGCCGGCCTGATCGACCGGGCCTGGCAGACCCGCGGCCGGGAGGTCCCGCCCGGATTCGACCTGGTCATGTACAGCTGCATTCGCGACGCGATCGAGCACGCGGAGGCTCGCGGAGATGACGAGGGCCGGGAGCAGGCCGGGCTTTACCGGGTCATGGCCAGGAAGATGAAGATTTCCGGGGCGGGGGTGTCCCGGTGAAGCTGAACGCGACCGCCAGGACCGACCTGCAGCTGGCCGGGATCTCCCCGGCGCAGTGGGCCCGCGCGAACTACATGCCATCGGGCGAGTGGTCCGGTGACGCCTGCGGCTGCCCTGATAGCCGGTGTATCGGCCATCATCACATCGAACCCGAGAATTGCGCCTGCCTGCCCGTCCTGCTTGAGGACTACTTCGGCTGGATCGGCGGCGCCGAATCGTGCATGTTCGACGACTCGGCGAGGCCCGCCAGGAGCAAGCCGTGACCGGGGACAAGGCGATCCGCTGGGCCACGATCGGCGCCGTCACGGTCGTGGCGATCGTGGCCGGCTGGGTCAGCTATCGGCACGCGCTGCATGTCGTCAGCGAGCACGGCGAGACGGGCTGGCTTGCCCGCGCGTACCCGCTGACCATCGACGGGCTGATCGTGGCCGCCTCGATGGTGCTGCTCACCGCAGCGCGGCAGCGGGTACGGGCGCACTGGCTCGCCTACGGCGCGCTGACGCTCGGCATCACCGCGACGGTAGCGGTCAACATCGCCGCCGGGCTCACGTTCGGCGCCGCCGGCGCGATCATCGCCGCATGGCCGGCGCCCGCCCTGGTGATCAGCTTCGAGCTTCTGATGATCGTCGTGCGGTCGCTCGCGGCCGCGCCGCCGGGTGACGAATCCGCCAATGCCGCTGGCGGTTTGAGTCCGGCGCTGACGCAGGTTGCGCGGGACGCTGAGGAGGCTGCCCGGTTTGCGCTGGCCGCCTCGGTCGCGGCCGGAAATCCCATCTCCCAGCGGCAGCTCATCGCGCGCTTTGCGCTCACCCGCACGCAGGCCGCAAAAGTGCGCGCCAGCGTGCTCGCGGCCAGCAACGGCCATGCCACCGAGGAAACCCAGCCAGAGACAGGAGATCACGATGTTCGGGCGCAATAAGAACGAGCCGATCGAAGTCCAGATCATGCGGCGCGGGATGAGGCAGGCGGGACGGCGCATGGCCGTCCACAACGCCCTAGCGCCGCTCCAGCCGAACAAGGTCAACCCGGCTACCGGGCGCACCAACAAGGACATGCGCGAGCGGGCGAAGGCCAAGGCCGCAGGCAAGTAACGCAAGCGCCGCCGGGCGCCGGAACCCCCTCGAAGGAACCCGGCGCCCGGGGCTCTCCCGCGAACAGGAGGAAACCAGGATGCCAGAGATTGAGCCGGGCGCCGAGATCGTGACGCGCAACCTGCCCGCGATAGCGGACGGCGCCGAGCTGGATGAGGCGGTGCTGGTCGGCGAGTTCGTCGGCGAGACGCCGCTGACGGTGCTGTCCCGGGAGCGAGCGGTCGTCCTGTCGCCGCGCACGCGCCTGGCCGCGCGTCACGCCGCCTTCGTGGCCGCGGGCGTGGTCGTCGCGGTACGCCGCTGGCATGCGGCGCGAACCCGGCACGAGCGGATGATGCGGCAGGCCGAGCTGAGCGGAGACCGGGAGGCGGTGCTGGCGTGGGCGCAGCAGCGGGCGCTCGAGCGGAAGCAGCGCAGCGACCGGCACCACGCGCGCGGCGAGACGCTGATCGCGCTGGCGAAGGCAAGCCCGTGGATCCTCGGCGCGGTGCTGGTCACCCCGGGCGTTCTCGGCGTGTTCTGGGCCATCGCCAGGCGCCGGGTCACCGCGATCGCCGACCCCTACATCTGGGTGGCGCACGGCGTGTCCCTGGCCGTCCAGGTCGCCTCGCTGGCCTCGACCGTCGCCATGATCGCCGTGCCCCTGATGATCGTGCTGACGCTGCATCACCTGGGCCGCCACGCGGGCGAGCACGCGCCGTCGTGGGCGGTCACGGCGAAGCCGGACGAGCAGGACGGCGGCCTGGTCGTGACCGCGGACACGATCGTCCTGGCGCTGGAGAACATCCAGGTAGCGGCGCTGAAGAAGGCATTCAAGGACGGGTGGCGGCCGACATTCGAAACGCAGCCGGTTCGCGACGGGCGCGGCTACCAGTCGGTGTTCTCGCTGCCGCTCGGCGTGACCCCGGACATGATCGCCGACCAGCGGCCGGTGCTCGCCCGGAACCTGCACCGCGACGAGATCGAGGTCTGGCCCTCGGCCGGGCCGCCCGGGTTCGCTTCCCTGTGGGTCGCCGACGCCGGCGCGATCTCGAAAGCCGCGCCGGAGTACCCGCTGATGCACGCGGGGACGGCCGACGTATTCGAGGGCGTTCCCGGCGGTGTCGTGGCCCGCGGCGACGGGATCCTGATCCCGGTCGTGGGTAATAACGGCGTCCTCGGCGGCCAGATGGGCCAGGGAAAGTCGAATAGCGCCCGCGTGATCATGCTGGGCTGCGCCCTTGACCCGCTCGCCGAGCTGGATGTCTTTGTTTTTGCCAATAACGGTGATTTCGACGCCTACCGGCCGCGCCTGGCGCGCTATCACAAGGGCCTCGAAGACGACACGATCGCGGCGGCCGTGGAGCGGCTGCACGAGCTGTACGAGGAAGTCGGGCGCCGTGAGAGCCGGCTCGCCGAACTGGGCGCCAAGAAGGTCACGCGCCGCTTGGCCGAGGCGCACCCGGACATGCGCCCGGTCGTCGTCCTGTACAGCGAATGCCACGAGCTGTTCGGGCACCCGGAGTTCGGCGACATCGCGGCCGAGCTGGCGACCAAGACGGCCAAGCGGGCCCGGAAGACAGCGATCACGCTCTGGTTCGACACCCAGTCGAGCCGCAAGGAGGCGATCCCGCCGAAGCTGGTCGAGCTGGTGTCGGTGAACTGCTGTTTTTACGTGAAATCGTGGCGCTCAAACGACGGTTTCCTCGGCGACGGGTCGTTCGCCGCCGGCATCCGGGCGACGGAGCTGCGCCCGGGCCGCGACCGAGGCACATCACTCATCACCGGAGTCAGCGACGAGCAATTCGAGCTCGTGAAATGGTACTTCGTCGCAGTCGACGACGACACCGGCTACGACGCCGCGGCCGAGGTCATCGCCCGCGCGGTCCGGAGCGTCGCCCCGGGCACGGCGATCGAGGCGAACTCGCCGGTTGCCGCGATCGAGATCCGGGACCTGCTGGCTGACCTGGCCGAGGTACTCGGCGACAGCGCCGAGCCGGTGCGGCTGGCTGACCTGCCGCCGAGGCTCCGCAAGCTCGCGCCGTCCTGGGGCGTCTACAAGACGCTGACCGGCACCGGCCTGCGGCAGCTCCTCGATGCCGAGGGGACGCGGACAACGAACACCGGCAACGTGCCGAGGCTCGACCCGCAGGACCTGCGCCGGGCGCTCGCCGAGCGGGGTGAGTGAGATCCGCCCTGTATCTCGCAGGTGCCTCCTGGCGGCAGAGCCGGGAGGCCTGGCTAACCCTGCTAACCCGCCTAACTTTCCAGCGTTTCCGCAGGTCACCAGCACAGTTAGGCGGCGACCGCCTGCCGTGAGAAACCTAACCCGAGATCAGGAGGACTAACCATGACCGAAGCGCCGCAGAGCCGCTCCGGCGGAGCGGGTGCCGTTGACCAGCGCCCTTGCCTCAGCTTCCGTGCGCCGCTCGTTCTCGCCCCGGTCTTAGCTGCCGCCGCAGCAGCCCGGCCGCACCTGAACGCCGGGGTCGTCGTCCTGGTCGTCATCATCGCCGTGGTGGCGTGGGCGGTGCGCGTCCTGCTGTGGCCGCTCGGCCCGTGCGGCAAGTGCCACGGGTCGGGCAAGAACGCCGGCAGCAGCAGCAAACGGTGGGGACGGTGCCGGGCCTGCGGCGGCAGCGGGACACGGCAGCGATTCGGGGCCGGGCTCGTGCGCCGGGCGGTCAGCAGGAAGAAGGACTAGGGCTCGGCGACGAATGTCCCGTGCCCGGTCTCGCCGAAGATCAGGCCTTCGTCCTTCAGGATCCGCAGGGCCTTGGTCACGGTCGCGGTCGCGATGTCGTGCTCGGCCGCCAGGGCGTTGATGGACGGCAGCCGCGAGCCGGGCGGCAGTTCGCCTGACCGGATCTGCTCGCGGATCAGCGCGGCCAGCTGCCGTGAGAGCGGCTGCGGCGAATCCCTCCTGAGCATGATCATGAACCTTGGTTGCCCGCGCTCAGGTAAAGCAAGACGTAGCTAGGTGTAGCTAACTGAGTTAGGTTGTGTGACATGCGCGAAGACATGGAGCAACTCGGCGCGGACTTCCCGGGCTGGCGTATCGAGCACTCATCAAACGGAACCGGGTACTTCTCGGCGCACCGCGGCGAGGGCGATGAGGCTGAGCACCTGGGCAGTCCGACCATAGGCGGGCTGCGGCGCATGCTCGATCGCCAGGAGGGCGGCACGATCGGCGATCTCGGCGCGCGGGTCGCGGCGGCAGGCTTCTAGCAGCGGGCGGCAGCGGGCGGCTAGGCGACCTTCCGGAAGCTGCTCCGGAAGCACTGGATCGTCGGGTTGCCGGTGTTGGACGCGAACCCGACCGTCACCTTGGCGAACATGATCGAAGTGGTGTCGATCGTCGTGCCCGACCCGGTGTTGGCGTCCGCGATAGGCACCGTGTTGTCGGCGACGGTGGCCGGGACGATGTGGTTTGCGGCCTGGGTCAGGGTGGCCATGTAGCCTCCGAACACCACCCCGGCCGGGCCGGCGGATTCAAACACCAGGTCGGCAGACAGAGACCACCGGAAGCCCGCCGACGTGTTGAACACGGCGTTGGAGACGGTCATGTTGGAGCAGATCACCAGTCCTTGCAGGTACAGCGAGAACCCCATGTCCTGCGCCGTGCTGCCCCAGGTCCCCGACCCGCCGCATTCCAGCAGGTACGCCGACCCGGCGGCCGGCTCATTGGGCGGGATCGTGTAGACGGTGCTCAGGTTCGCGGGCCCGGTGCCGGTTACCTGGGTGTTGACCGTGTCGGCGTAGCCGTAGAGCTGGTTGAGCACGTCGGCGGTCAGGGTCTGGTCATCAAGGATCAGTCGCATGGCTCTCCCGTGAAGTACATCGGCAAGACCGAGCCCGCGCCGGGCTCGCATGGCCAGTAGGCGGCGAGTGTCACCGGATCAGGTCACCCGCCCGAGCGCCCGCTGCACCGAATCAGGCCCTCCGCCGCCGGTGCGCCGGATTTCCAGCCGCAGCTGGCGGAGGAACTCCCGCATCAGGCCGTCTGACGACCGGGCGGTCATGGTGATGTCCAGGCCGCCCTGGTCGATGCCGTGGCCGCCCGGTCCGCCATCGCGGCTGCCGCCGCTGTCGTAGACGACTCCGCCGGCGGTGTGGCCGAGGTGCCGGGAGGCCCGCTCGATGGCCCGCTCGGTCTTGTTGAGGTTGTAAATCCGCGAGACGGGCCCGTTGAGCAGGGCTTCGGCGATCTGGAGGCCCTGGTCGGGGCCGGCCTGGATGATTTCCTGCAGCAGCGTCTTGTCCAGGCCGATCTTCGCCAGCTTCTCCAGGTCGGTGTTGAACTTGCGGATCGTGGACAGGTCGGCGGTCAGGCCGTGGAGCAGCATCTTGCCGGTGAGCTTCTTGCCCTGCGGCGGGGTGATGCCGGAGATGTCAGCGAACTGCTCGGCGGACTGCCGCACCGACTTGGCGAGCTGCTTCATGGCCTGCTGGACCGCGGTCGGGTTGAACCCGCTCATGACCTTCCGGGCGAGCTGCTTCGCCGCGTCCACGGCGGGCCCGGAGGCGTGCAGGCCCCTGGCCAAGCCCAGCACGATCATGTTGCCGAATCCCTCGAACACCTTCGAGGGACTGAAAATCGACAGGATGCCCTTGAACGCCCCCGCCACTTCGCTGGCCAGGTTCCGGACGGCCGAGATCACTGATCCGGCCATCGACTCGATGCCGTTGATCAGGCCCTGGATGGCGTCCCGGCCCGCTGATGCCAGGTCGGAGCCGAGCGAGCTGATCGCGGACATGATCTTGCCGGGCAGTCCCATGAACCACCGGACCACGGCGGCGATGGCGCTGATGACATCGGCGGCGACCTGCTCGAACATCGCCCTCATCGCCGACCCGGCCTTGCCGAGGCCGAGCACCGTCTCGGCGAACGTGATGCCCAGGTGGATGATCCAGCCGACGAACTTCGCTACCCAGCCGACGATGTCGCCGATCCACTGCACGAGATGCGCGACCGCGTCGATCACTCCGGAGATCACCGGGATCAGCGGCGTGAGAGCGTCAGCGGAGAGACGGACCAGCAGCGCGAGCACCTGCATCAGCGGGCCGAGCAGCGGCACGAGCGCCTGCACCCCGACCTTGATCAGCGCTTCCGCGAGCTTGGCGAGCTGCGGCATCAGCGGCTTCAGGGCCTGGTCGAGGAACTTCATCAGCGTCGACAGCGCCTGATTCAGGCCCGGCAGGATCGCGCGCAGCGCCTGCCCCAGGCCCTGGCCGAGCGCCCCGGCGACCTGGGCGACGGCCTTCAGGACCATCCCCAGGATCGGCGCGAGCCCGGTCGCCAGGTGCGCGACGAGCTGCGCCAGCGGCCCGATGACGCCGGCGATCGTCCTGCCGAGCTGGGAGAACACCCCGGCCTTGGCGAGCGCGGAGAACACGGTGCCGAGCGCGTGCGCGACCGCGAGAGCGGCCGGCGCGACGGCCTTCAGCACGGCGGCGACGGCGCCGAGGGAGTGAGCGATCAGCCCGATCGCTGTCCCCGCCAGGCTGCCGAGCACCTTCCCGACCGAGCCCAGCGCCGGCGCCACGGCCTTCACCCCGCCCGCCAGCTGCGACATCGCCGGGGAAAGCGCCGATGCCATCGACGAGGCCAGCTTCCCGACCACTCCGAGCAGCGACCCGGCGATGCGCATCAGCGAGCCCAGGACGTGCGAGGACGGGCCGACCGCTCCGGCGAACGACTGCATCATCCCGCCGAGCGACTTCCCGAGACCGCCCAGCGACGCGCTGAGCGCGTGCACTGCGGGCCCGGCTGACCGCATCAGGGCCAGGAACCCCGGCAGCACCCCGCGAGCGAGCGCCTCAAACCCGTGCGTCAGCGGCATCACCTCGGGGGCGAGCGCCGAGAAGATGCCCTTCAGTTCCGGGGCGATTTCCTTCGCGAATGACCCGATCGACGCGAACGCATGCCTCAGCGGAGCGATGAGCGGTCCGGCCGCATTCGTGACGATGCCCTTGAGGCCGGCCAGCATCGAGTGGAACTGGCTGTAGAGCGGGCCCTGCGCCTTCTTGGTCCCGATCAGCAGCGCGGCGCCGAGCGCTATCCCTGCGGCCGCGCCGAGGCCTGCGGTCGCGGCCGGGAGCGCGGCCAGCGCGACCGTGACCATGCTCGCGATGAGAGCGCCCCTGCTGGCCAGGAACGAGCCGAAACCTGAGGCAAACGACCCGCCGGCCTGAGCTCCGGCGGCTGCGCCTGCGCCGGCTCCGTCGATCCTCGGCCGGGCGACCTTCCGGCCGAGGCGGTCGAACGCGACGCTGACTGCCTCGGTGTCGGCGATCGCCCGATCGGTGCCTTCCGGGTCAATCCTCGGCGTAGCGATCTTGGCGCTGAGCTTGTCGAACGCCACGTTCACCGCGGCCATGTCGGCGAGGGCCCGGTCGGCTCCGGACAGCCTCAGCTTCGGGTTCGCGACCCGCTCGCCGATCTTGTCGAGCCGGGCCTGCATGTCCAGGAGCTTGGCCCGGGCGTCGTCGTCCTCGACCTCGACCATTGCCTGAGCGACCTTGTGGGACAGCTCATCCAGGGCCAGCTTCAGGTCATCGAGCGGCGGCTTGGCGTCGTCCCTGGCCCGCAGGGCGATCTCGACATAGTTGCTGGTCACCGGTCACCGGCTGCGGGCGGGCGCCATGAGATCGAGTTCGGCCGCGATCTGCTCCAGCCCGGCGGCTGCATGCTCGTTCTCGGTCGCGGCGTGCGCCCGCAGCTCGGCGGCGAGCCACCGGGCGTCTCTCGGGTTGATTTCGGCAACTCGGCAGCCATTTCGCGGTACTGCGGCATTTCTCAGTTCACGGACAGCCCGGATCCGGGCCCGGTCGCGGTGGTGCAGGTCGGTAATCAGCCTGGTCAGCGCGTCGGCAACCTTTATGTCCTCGGCAACGGTCACTGTTCACTCCCTTTCGCCAGCCTTCCTAGGCCTCGGCTCAGATGGGGCGCGGCCGGTGATCCAGGCCGCCCGCGCCCCCAGCAGCAGGAGCGGGTGGGTCCGGCTAGAAACCACCCGCTCCCGTCCGCCCCGGCGGGCTCTGAGAGGAGTAAGCGCCGGGGAGGTCCATGTCAGCTGGCCCACGGCCGCCGGCCGGCCGGATTGCCCAGCTCGGTCTCGTACTCGATCTCCGGGCGCTTCGGCTCAGGCGCCCGGCGCACGTCAACCTCCGGCTCCTGGGGCTGCCGCTCGGTCAGCCTGGCCTTGGTCCAGGCATCCAGAATCCGGCTCATGAGCCGCTGGCCGGCCGGGAAGGCGTCCGCGTTCTTCCAGATGTTCAGCGCCTGGTACAGGCGGTACTGGTGCCACAGGTCCAGCTTCTTTGCCTCGGCCAGCGCGGCCAGCGCGGCCTTCTCGCCCCCAGCTCGCGCCGCTTCGGCAATATCGAACAAGACAGCGCAGTAGTCGCCGCACCACGGGTAATTCGCAATCCGGTCGTCAAGCCAGTCGGCGAGCGTGGCCGGCGGCATGTAGCCGGGCCGCCGCTCGGTGACAACCAGGTCAGCGCCCATGAAGCCGGCGGCCTTCCGCGTGCTCTCGGTCTCCGGCCACCTGCGGGCCGTCACACGTGCCGCGCACTCGTGGCGCAGCCTCAGCGCGGTCTGCGAGTTCATGGTCGCTCCTTCCGGGATCCGGGTTCGCGCAGCGGCGCCAGGCCAGCGCGGAGTTGCGCCAGCCTTTCGGGGGTTGTCTCGATGCCGGCTGGCCTAGCCGGCTTCGACGGCGTGAGCGATCCGGCCGCCCTGAGCCCGGCCCTGAGCTGCTCAATCACTTCATCGTCAGGCACGGGCATCGAGCGAAGCCTCGCAGCGACCCGTCCGGGCACCACGCCGAGCGCTCCCAGGTCGATCGCGTTCGACAGAGTGGCGGCCTGGTCGCCGACCTGGTCAGCGAGCCCGGCAGTGACTGCCTCGTCAGCGTCATACCAGGTCTCGGCCCGCATCAGGTCGCGCCAGTAGGCCGTCGTGCCGATTCCCGAGCGATCGCAGTAAATTCCGGCGATATTGTCGCTTACCTTGCCCAGAGTCTCGGCGAATTGCAGTACTTCAGCCTCATTACCGACAGCCAATCCGAATGCGTCGTGTATCATCGCCATAGATCCGCGCTGCATAATGCGGGTCTGACCAGCCATGAAAATCACGGACGCAATTGAGGCGGCCAATCCGTCGACAATTGTCGTAACCGCCCCGCGCCGGTAGTTCTTTATGCTGTTGAAAATGCTTATTCCATCAAAACAATCGCCGCCCGCGCTCGAAATATGGACCTTCAGCGCGCCCTTGACGCTCGCGAGCTGGCCGATGAAGTCCTTAGCGGACAGTCCGTCGCTGAACCAGCCGCCAGGGCCGATGTCGTCGTAGATGTCAAGGCGAGTCTCGGTAGCCTCAGCGCGGATCCGGACGCCGAGCGGATACCTGACCGACTCGGCGGACGCCCGGCGGGCGTTAGACGCATTCCTGCTTGCGCGGACCAACCTGGCCAACCTCCCGGGGCATCGGTAAGCCGACGACCCGCGCGGTGCCTTCCACGATCCGGGGCGAGCCCGGCAGAGCGCCAGCTTTGACCGAATCGTACATCTCGGGAACTAGCCCCACCAGTCCCACCGGCACCATGCGTAACGCGGATCGGTGAGTTACCGGCGGCCGTCGGCGCCTATCGGCGGCCTTCGTCGGCAGCGGCGCGGGTATCCCGCAACTGCTGAAGCCGGTTCGGCGGGCCTGGAGGAGCCTTTTTCGCGACCTTCATCCGCGCCCGGCTGGCCGGGGTGGCGCCGAGCGCATCGAGCGCGTCCAGGAGCAGCGGCGCAATCCAGCGCATGCTGTAGCCGAGGTTCTCCGAGCTGTCGATCGCCGCCGCGTACTCGCGGGCCAGCGCAGCAGCGGCCCGGTCGCAGTCCTCCAGATCGAGCGCGGCGACAGTCCGGTCAACGTGAGTCACCAGCAGCGACTCAGCATCACGCGGACCGGGCGCCCGGCGCGGAACGCCGCCGGAAGCCTGGCGCGCCCGCAAGTCGCGCATCCGCTCGGCACCCGTCTTAGCCACATCGTCAGGCTACCGGCGCGATGCCCCGGATGGTCAGCGTCACGTGACGTAACGGCCGACCACGGAACGGGGAAAGAAATTCAGCGCCATGGCTCTGTTGGGGCCTGAATCGCACTGAACCTGCGCGACCCCGGCCACCCGTGGTGCCGACTTTGCGCAGGTCATAGGCTCGCCCGCGCGCATTTGCGCTAGTTAGGTTCGGGTCCGGGCTGGCCGCTGAGTGGTCCTGTCGCCCAGATCCCGCTAACCACTGTGCCGACGATGACGACTTGGCGTCTCACGGGCGCTGATAGCTCAGCGGCGAGCGTCAGCATCTCGCGGTCGGGCAGGTTGAGAGCGCATGGCGTCAGAGTCACCCGGCCGTCGCCGTCGCTGCCGATGATGTCGTCTAGGTCGCTGGTGCGGACAGCGAGGTAGGTGGTGACGCCGTCTTCGCTGGCGCAGGCGAAGCTGACCATGGCGGATCTCCGATTCCTGGGGGTGCTATTGAGCCGGTGCTATTGAGCCGGGCCGGGGGTTCTATTCGGGGGTGCTATTGGCCGGGGGTGCTATTGGCCGGTGTCCGGCACGGCGCGCATGGTGAGGCGGGCTAGTTCGCGGCGGACGTTCGCGGTCATCTCGGCGACCTTGGCGGGTTCGATCATGTCGACGAGCCCGGCCGTGATGGCGGTCACGATCACGGCGCCTATCTCGCCTTCGGCTAGGAGCTGCCGGCAGGCGCGTTCGCCGTCGTCCTTGTCGGCGGTCAGGACGGTGTGCAGGTAGTCCAGTGCCTGGCGCCGGATGTCGCCAGGGATGTCGGCGGGAAGGAGGGTCACGCCGGATCTCCGTTCTCTCCCGAGTTGGCCGAGCCTCAAGTAGAGGGTTGTGAGTGTTCTCAGGTTCGCGTCCCACGTGTGGGCGGTTAACTGATAAACACTCACAACCCTCTACTTGGCCTCTACTTGGTCGTCGTCTGCGGCTATCCCGAGACCACGCCAGCGGCGCCGGCCGTTGGCGGTGTAGTTCTCGTAGCCCTTGTCCTGAAGCGCCTTCGCCAG